GAGCACCTGGTCTTGAGGGTTAAAAACGGGGTGAATGCGAAGCAGAGGGGCAGTAAGCCCCTTTATTGTCTTATTTGCAAATAAAATAATTTTAGGGTTATACGGTGTCTGGGAGCTGGCTTCAATTGCGAACCTGCGGCGTCTGGTGTTCATGCGGCTTGGTGCTTTGGTAACTTGAACAACGGTGGTAATGCTGGCGTTCCTTGCCGTAACTCGAACAATGGGGTGTCTAACGCTAACTGGAACGGCTCTCTCGGAGCAACTGGTACAATTTTGAAAAGAGTATTAAAAAATCATTGCATCGTATAATCCTCGCTTATGTGCGAAAATAACTTGAAACCAACGAGGCTAGTACCGAAAGGGAAAGCCACGGAAGTAACCAGATGAATATTAAGGAGGTTGATGTGTGAAAACATATTGCAAACCAGCAACGGTCAATATTGAGGACTGGAAATTTAATGAACTTGCCGTTGTGGAATGCTTCCGGAATAAGCGGAGCAGAAAAGATTTCCAACGTCTGCTATGCAAGACCGGGAAAATAACAAAGCGTGAGATCGTAGAGGATCAGTTGAATAAGGATTTTAAACGAATCCTGGAAGCTGAATCAGAAGTAGCAAAGATGCTGACGCAACGTATAATCAACCGAGATTTACAATTAAAACCGATTCGCCAATTTCAAAGAATTGACGGACTGACGCAGAAGCTCCGTGATATCTGCCAGGAATCTCCAGAACAGCAGGTATTTGAATATATTGGAGTATATGCGTTGAAACCTCTTTTCAGAGCGAAGATTTTACCGATCCAGTACGGGAGCATCCCGAATAAGGGAGGCGTAGCCGGAAAGCGGAAGATCGAAAGACTGCTCCGGAAGAAATTTCACGGCAAGGTAGTTGCCTTGAAAGGAGATGTAACAAAGGCTTATCCCTCAGTGACGGTTCCGATCGTCATGGAGATGCTGGGGAGAGACATAGGCAAGAATAAAGTGCTGCTATGGTTCCTGGGTGCTCTTATGAGCAATTATCCTGGGAACCATCTTTGCATAGGTGGATATCTTCCGGCATGGCTATTCAATTACGTGATGTCTTATGTATTGAGATATATCTATGAGCAAGCTCAGATACGCAGAGGAAAGCGGAATAGGCTTGTATATGCGATTGTATGCTATGCAGATGATTTCACGATCTATGGCGATGTTTCAAAGCTGAAAAAGGCAATGAAGAAAGCTACGATCTGGGCTCATGACAAGTTTGGATTGAAGATTAAGGATATCTGGCAATTCTACCAGGTAGCTTCGTTTGATGAAGAACGGGAGAACCTGGAAGAGCGAAGGAAAGGCAGTAAGAAAAGGACGCCCGGAGTTGATATGATGGGCTATGTAGTCCGGAGGAGATACACGATCATCCGTGGTAGGGTATTTCGGAGAATCCGGAGGCAAGTGCTTAGAGCCTGGGAAGATTTCAAGGCGAAAGGATTTGTCCCATGGTGGAGAGCCTGCCGGATTGCAGCATACAAAGGCTGGATAAAGCATAGCAACAGTTTGAAATTCCGGATGGAGTATTGTTTTGATAAGCTATTCAAAATGTGTTCATACAGTGCAAGTAAGCACGGAAAGGAAGTAGAAAATGAGAAGAGAATCTTACTTATCGCAGCCCTCAGCAGTTGAGGTCTATCCGGTATTTTCCGGAACAGATGTTATCATGCGTAAAAACATTGAGCTGGTGGATAAAGAGGACATCCAGGATGGGAAAAAGAATAAGTACAAGGTGTGGGAGTGCGAGGAAGTCCAGTTCCATTACCAGGGCAAAGTAACCCAGGAAGAAATCGAATCTGATTTTGATTACTGGTACGCAAAAGCGGATGAGGTTCCGGATCCTTCCAGTGTGGAAGATCTGAGCCTGGAGGATGCAAGAAAAGCGAAATACCAGGAAATCGCATCAGCATGTGAGCAGACGATTTACGCCGGAGTAGATGTGAGCACATCTTCCGGAGTGGAACATTTCAGCTTGACAGAAAAAGATCAGCTGAATCTTTTCGGAAAGAAAATGCAGTTGTTAGCTGGAGAGGAAAAGCTGGAGTACCATGAGGACGGACATCCTTGCAAGTATTTCTCGGCTGAGGACATGCAGAACATCGTCAATAAAGCAATGTTCTATGTATCATACTACACAACATATTGCAATGCTCTGAATATGTGGATCAAGTCGGTAACGAAGCCTGGAGATCTGGATCAGATCCAGTGGGGAGCAAAAGTTCCGGAAGAGTTCCAGAATGAAGTTCTGAAAGATTACATGAAAACCATTGCATCCGGAGGTATTGCATAGTGAAAAAAATCATAAAGTACCTGACACTCTTCCTGATCGGAGGAGTTTTTTATTATTCCCTGGAAGTGATCTTCCGGGGATATTCATTTCCGGCAATGGCAGTGTGCGGAGGCTTATGCTTCATCATTTGCGGAGTGATTAACGAGAGATCACGATGTATGCCGTTGGTTCTCCAGCAGTTGATAGCTGCATCCGGGATCACAGTGATTGAATTTATTTCCGGATTGATCCTGAATGTATGGTTGGGGCTGAATATGTGGGATTACAGTAACATGCCCGGAAATATACTCGGTCAGATATGTCCGCAATTTACGCTGCTGTGGTTCTTTTTATCAGCATTCGGGATCTTCCTGGATGATCTGATCCGGTGGCTTTTATTTGGCGAAGAGAAGCCTCACTACCATCTTTTCAGGAAAAGGAAGGGCGATAAATGACAAAGTTACAGATTATCTCCAAATTATGGTCGGCAATCTATGATCTAATCTTCCTGATAAAAGGGACGCCAACTAAAAGTCTGGAGGAGATCGAAGCAGATCTTGACGTTATCGAGTACGCATGCCGGAGGTATGCAGATTGCGATGATGATGAGATAGCAATTAGTAGTGAAGGAGGTGTTGCATATGCAGATACGAGCGCAGCCCGGAAAACGAATTAGCTCGCAAGTTCCGAAGTAATAGGAGAAAGGAGACACAGATCCAATGGACTTATTGATAGCTGCCGGAGTTCCATCAGCGATCACAGCTTTTTGTTTTTGGTTGATCGAAAGAAAAATCCAGGCAAGAGCAGAAGCTGAGAAAGAGGAAAGGCTAAACCGACAGAGAGAGCAGGACGCCAAAGAAGAAAACAGGGAAAAACTCCAGTACATGACAGTAAAAGCCCTGGACGGAGCTCTTGCATTGTCAGAAGCTACAGCAAAAGCTATGCAGAGAATCCCGGACGCCAAGTGCAACGGAGACATGCACAAAGCCCTGGATTATGAGCAGGAAGCGAAACACGATCTGGAAAATTTCCTGACACGTCAGGGAGTAAATCATATAACCGGAAACTAAAAGCACTAATCGGCTCAAATCCGCATGATAGTAGCTTATGCAAGGAAATTACCATGCAACCAATTAACAAAGCCCCATGAGGCTGTACGGAAGCCTGAGAGGGCATGAAAAGAAATGGAGGAAACAAGAATGGAATTAGTAAATGTATTATCTCAGATCCCATTGCCAGTAATTGCAGTGGCTCTTCTGATCTTAGCGATCATTACGATTGTTTTAGCTTACCAGTATGCAAAGATGCAGGGACTGGACGGAATCCGTCAGGATGTATATCAGCTGATCTTGAAAGCAGAGCACATCTACAATGAATCCGGTCAGGGCAAACAGAAATTAAAGTATGTTGTAAGCCAGGCAAGAGGATTGTTACCTAAGTGGCTCCAGATATTCGTTACCGAGGAAGCAATGATGAAGGTTATTGATAAATGGTTTGAGGGGGTAAAAGATCTTCTGGATGACGGAAGAGTAAATGGCTCCCAGAAATAACTCTCAGAGAAGGGAGGGAGTGCTATGTGGGATGTAATCCTATTCGTGTACCTTTTAGGAATCTTATTAAGCCAGCCAGTATACATCTGGGCGATCGGGACGCTATGCAGAATGGAGGACGAGGACGAAGAGCTTTATTGCCAGGATAACGGTTTGTATTACGAACCGAGGAAACCGAACTACCCATTGGTAATGGTGCTCATGGTTTTGGCAGGGATCTTCTGGCCACTTGTAATTTTATTTGCAATATTTTTGCCACTCACATTTATCCTGATGGATAAAATGGGGCAGTTGCATCCGGAGGAGGACGAAAAGTTGGATCCGGAAGAGGACACGTACTTATAACTGGGTGGGGAGAAATCCCCACTCTTTTACGTTGGAGGAAGTTATGGCAATTATACGAAACACCTATACAGACGCATTATTTAATGGTTTGATGGCTGCTGGATGCACAATATACGGAGCATGCGGAGCTATGGGGAATATTTACGCAGAATCCGGGGCAAATCCCCGAAACCTGGAGAATCTCTGCGAAAAGAAACTGAATTATAAATATACCGATGACACGTATACCGAGGCAGTAGACAACGGAGAGATCACAAGAGATCTTTTCTTGCATCCGTTGGGGGATTCCAGACAGTATGGCTATGGTTTCTGCCAGTGGACATCAGCAGGAAGGAAAGTTGGGCTATACGATCTGGTTAAATCAAAAGGCGTGTCGATCGGAGATCCGGACACTCAGGTTGAGTTCATGCTGAAAGAATTACAGCATAGCTACAAGAGCGTTCTGCAGGTATTGAAAACGGCAACCTCAGTCCAGGAAGCATCAGATATCTTTCTGGTAAAATTCGAGGCTCCGACAAATACCGGATCAGAAGTCAAAAAGACAAGAGCTTCCTACGGGGAGCAGTACCTGAAAATCTATAAAGACATCGAAAAGGAGGAGACAAACATGAGTTTAATTTCAAACAGCGGACATGATGAAAACGGAAAGTATTCAGGAGGAAAAGCTGGAGATCAGACCGGGACAGAATGGGCATTGATTCCATGGTATAACAGACCTTGGAAGTGCGTTCTGAGACATCCGGATGCAAAAGTTAGAGCAAAGTTGGCAGAGCTTGGGATCAAAGCTGCTAAAAATGATTTGGTCGGTTACGATCAGGGACAGAGAGGCACATACTGGGAACACCTGAAAGCAAGTAATTACGATCCTTCACAGATCACAATCGCTTGCGAGGGGGATTGTTCCGCCGGAGTGATCGCTAATATTAAAGCGGCTGGTTATCTCCTGGGGATTGATGCACTGAAAAACATTAACGCAACATATACTGGCAATCTGAGATCCGGAGCAGAAAAAGCCGGTTTTCAGGTATTGACAGAATCGAAGTATCTTACTGGTCCTGATTATCTTTTAGCCGGAGATATCCTTTTGAACGACAGCCATCATACGGCAACAAATGTCCAGGATGGTTCTAAGTCTGGAGGAGCCGGAACATCTGGCTCAGGATCAACAAACAGCGGATCCGGAACAATTTCCGGAGGAAACAGTAAGACAGCGAACATCAAGAACGGCCAGCAATGGTTGAATAGCAATTACGGCAATAAGCTGATCCAGTTCTGCGGAGCTAAACTGGAGGTGGATGGATCATACGGTCCAGCTTCCAGATGGGGAGCCCTTGCGATCTGGAAAGATCTTATGAACCGCAAGTACGGAACAAAGCTCACTCCGACAAACAAGAATTTTTATGGTTCATGCAAGGAAGTAGCCGGAAAAGCCGGAGTTCACAATGGAACGGTCGGTACATTCACATTCATAGCTCAGTTCATTTTATCCGCAAAGGGATATTACACCGGAGCCATGGATGCCAGCTGCGGAAGCAAGCTGGTAGAGGCGATCACAGCATTCCAGAAAGCGAATGATCTGGATGCTGACGGATGG